TCTAGTTAATACCGCGGATGCCAGTGCAGAATATGCCGATGCCAGTGCCGAGTTGTCAGTGTTGGATGCCAGTGTGGTATTACAAACCCCAAATAAAAACTATTATTTGAATTATCTCGGTGGCGACGGTATTCCTCCCAATGGAGCAGCATATGGATTTGGTATATCTTTTCCTGCTGCTCCTATTAAAGGGCAATTCTTTCTTCGATCTGACTATATGCCAAATAGGTTATATAGATATGACGGCAAACATTGGATCAAATTTGAAGATAATGTAAGAATGACACTGAATAATTTAGGTAATACAGATACTGCCAGCGGAACATTTGCTGGCAAACAAGTTAGACAAACTCAAAAAACTGGATTTATTAATAATGCCAACACTGCTACCATCAATGGCGAAGTTGTAGTAGAACGTCAGGCATTAAGTAAGGCATTAAAACCTAGGGCAGATGGATAAACATGGATCATTTTTATGACGGGCAAGTAAGACGATATCTCGCACAGTTCATGCGCATTATGAGCAATTTCAGTGTGAAGGATGCTCGAGGACAACTAACTCGTGTGCCTGTGAGATATGGAGATATGAATCGTCAGGTATCACAAATACTAAAGAAAAACACAGAAAATACTGTGCCCAGTGCGCCTTTCATTGCTTGTTATATTAAAGATTTACAGTATGATCGTGCTAGAATGCAAGAACCTACCTTTGTCAGTACGGTTAATATCAGAGAACGAGCACTAGATGCCGCTGGTAATCAATACCTAAACACTCAGGGCAGTAACTACACAGTGGATCGCATGATGCCGGTTCCATATCTAGCCGATTTTGCTGCAGATATATGGACCACAAATACTGATCAAAAACTACAATTATGGGAACAAATCTCTGTGCTGTTCAATCCCAGTTTGGAATTGCAAACTACCGACAACTACATTGACTGGACCAGCATTAGTGTATTAACTCTCAAAAGTCAAACATGGACCAGTCGCGCTGTGCCACAAGGGCTAGAACAGGATATTGAAATATTAAACATGGTATTTGATACACATGTATGGATTACACCACCAGTTAAGGTCAAAAAATTAGGTATTATTACTAAAATTATTACTTCGGCATTTAGCGTAGAGCAAGGTGTTATCAGAGATGACTATAGCAATGCCGATGCTGTGTTAGAGGCATTAGGGGATACACTGCTTAATGTCGTTGTAACGCCGGGCGAGTTTGATTTGTTAGTAATGAACAATGTAGCTACACTAATATCGCAGAATGGTCAAAATGATTTCTTAGAAATTAATGTTCCTGCCTATCAAAACTCCTGGCGTACTGTATTGGATCGATACCCAGGATCTTTTAGGGCAGGTATAAGTCAAATAAGATTAAAGAAGGAGGATGGTACAGAAATTGTTGCCTATATCAGTCTAGATCCTGTAGATGAAAGAAGAATGGTATTAAATATCGATAGCGATACCATCCCCACCAACACCATTATCGGTGGCAGAGGTACTGTGGATGCTATTATCAACCCCGAGACCTTTAATCCCAGTGGCAGAGTCAGCGGCACAAGATATTTGATTTTGGAAGATCTCAATATAAATGTTCATTATTCCGATCCAGGGTATGATGGTCCAGATGCTTGGAAGAATGCCGATGGTTCCGATCCACAAGCTCATGCCAATGACATCATAGAGTGGGATGGTAGTCAATGGAATATTGTATTCGATTCTACCACTGTTACCAGTGTGGTTTATATAACTAATTCTTATACTGGTGTTCAATACAAATGGAGTCGCGGATCGTGGAGCAAGAGTTTCGAAGGAGTATACGACAAGGCTCTATGGCGACTGGTACTGTAAATCGTATTGTATGCAGCGGCGGGTTATTTTTATCCAAAGATACTCGCCGGTTTTTGTTGTTACTACGTAGTTCAGGAAAAACCGCAGGCACCTGGGGGCTAGTTGGCGGTAAAAAAGAACCCGGTGACAGTACACCGGTAGATATATTAATGAGAGAAACTCAAGAAGAAGTAGGACGTACACCCACTGTGAGAAAAATAGTTCCTTTGGAATTGTTTACCAGCAATGACCAGCACTTTCAGTACAATACATATGTGCTGTTAGTAGATAAAGAATTTATTCCCACGTTAAATGGAGAACACGAAGGCTATGCTTGGTGTAATTACAACTCGTGGCCCAAGCCATTACACCAAGGGGTTAAAAACAGTTTCAATAATAAGACAATACGAGCAAAATTAGAAGTGTTACTAGACTTAATCTAGTAAATCTAGTCCAAAATCCCAGGTTTCAGAGTGCTGTAGGAGTATCAAGACTGTGGTAATTTGTGAGTAATAAACTCTCCATATATCTTATCATCAATTTCGGCTCGGATTGCTCTAACGAAATTAGAAGATTTTACGTTGTTTTCAACTAAAACAATGTCTATACATCGCCAAAAATCATCTATAATCTCTGGCTCGCATTCACATGAAGAAATTGCTCTATAAGGTACCCACCCAAATGGAGCACAACTAAAATCAGAATTGCTAGACACAGTTGCAGATACAATTCCATCCGTTGTTTGAATAAAAAATTCGTAATTCATTTATTTCACCATGATCATATATTGATTTGTTCCACCGTATCTATTTCCTCCAGCAGTTAAATATGTGCCGCTTAAAAAGTTACCGCTGCCATCTGTGCTTGATCCACCGCACCAAGGGCCGGCATAACCTGTTACTGAATCCGAACCGCAATAAGTTGTTATCATAGCTGTAGCAACACCGCCGTATGTAGTAAAACCGCAGCAGTCACGCATATAGTATATATTATTAGCTGTACCAGATACAGGGAATCCAATTGCGCTTTGCATTCCGGGAAAATTTGTAAATTGATAAACACTGGTATCAGTTTTTAAAACAGATGTATTACCGCCTTGTTGTGTATCACTGGTAACAAAGGCGGAATAACTGGAAATTCCCACTTTGTAAACAAATGATCCCCATGTATTATTATTAATATTGGCTCTGTTTCCAAAGATATATGAACTAAATGTTGTATTTCCATTCCAATAAGTCCACCAACCTGCTTGATATGCTTGAGAAAAATCTTTAACAGATCCTATGTCACCGCCTTGCCATCCCCAATTTTTTCCATTATAATTTACAGTTGATGGGTGGCTTCTAGCAATCATCATCCAGCCTCCGCCATCTGTGGTCATGTCACACCAAACAAGTTGACCCGGAGCAGACGGACCCTGGGGATACAGCAAATAGTAATTGTCTTTGCCGGCAAGAGACGGAAAGGCAGTGATTAAATCGTTTGCCGTTTTATAATTTCTAGGATCTAGTCCAGCAATTGCTGTCATATACCGTATCTCCCACGCAGTGCATTGAAGTTTTGTAGTAGTTCTGCATCACCAAGTATTCTATTGTATATGTAATGATTGGATATATTGACCGAAGAACAATAACCGGTATCTACACTAATACATCCCAAAGTCAATCCACCTATGGAATTAATTGCAAGATTAGAACCAGCTTCGGCCCTCAAAATTGTTAGCGCTCCGCCGGTATAATTGGTTAATGACCCGTTAAAAATTGAAATTGTGCAATTTGCTCTTGTCATTGGTCCGGCATTTTTCCTCCAAGCCACACCAATCCAGGTATTTAATGGATATGTCTGTCCAGTAGTAAAGGTGCTTTGACCCCAACTATCTACAGCAATTTCATTTGTATTTGAGTTGTTCCAATTGCAAATTCCTTGTGCGGTCCCGCCTGCATCTGATCCTCCAATTCCCCAAAATCCTTTTCCGACAATATTATTAGTTCTCTTGTAAAATCCAAAAACTGTAAGATTTGGATTTCCTTGTAATATTGCCGGAGTAGGTGTAACAGTGCAAAAATCATTGACACCATCGAACACAATGCTTCCACCGTTTGCGCTGTTGTAAGTAGGTCCATTGGTTAATGTGCTTGCTAATCTATTACCGCTCAAATCGATCCATGTAGTGCCCGAACCGGGATAACTTCTAGCATTGGCAGCATCTAAGCAGAAAATTAATCCGTTAGTAACAATTGAGGGTCCGTGACTTAAACTCATATACTGTACCTCCCACGCAGTGCATTGAAGTTTTGTAAAAGTTGATTAGATGTTGCTTTAATTCCATAGATTTTTACACTTGATATTCTACCATTTAAAAATGATAATGTACCACCTCTCGAACCTAGATAAAGAATAGCATTGGGGAAGCTACCACCTGCAGAAGTTACGGTAGTCGTTGGATATCCATTTGCACCATTGAATGAGACCAAATTACCATTACAGTAGGTAAGTCTACCAGTGCTATCGGATACAATAGAAAAAATATTAACTTGACAGTTCCAACTACTGCCAATAGAAAATAAGTAATTCCTTGCACCTTCACTGTTATGATTTGTATGCATAGTTCCCGAAGAATTACCGGTGCCATTTGTATTAATCGCCAGTCCCCACCCGCCGGTGTTTGTGTTCCAGTCTGCAGTATGCTCAATTAGTATCGAGGACGGAGAGGTAACATTACTCATAAACCACACTTCGGAAACAATAGAACTGTAAGATGTTAAATTTATATTGTTATTAGAAGCAGCATAATCATTTACACCGTCAAATGAAATTGAACCAAAATTAGAATTATCATATGTTGGACCGTTGTATATTTTAAAATGATTGTTGTTACCACTTAAATCGTACCAATTTGTACCATTAGCATTAGTCCTTGGGTTAAATGTTGTAGCCGAAGAATTTTTTTCAACTTGTAGACCGTCAACCCACATATTAGTACTAGCATTATAGTTATCAAATCGCATTTGTACATACGCAGTAGTAGCCTGTGTCATAGTGTAAGTCACTGATACTCGAGTCCACGATGTAGTAACATTGTAAAATCCCTGACCAAGAGCAGTATAGTTGCCTGACGAGTTTGCTTCAAATATCATTGCACTGGCACTAAACGCACTAGACCCCTTGACCCAAAAACTAGCAGTCCATGTTTGACCGTTGGCCGCCGGGGCAAGATTCCAATTAGAGTTGTTGTAGGTTCCTACATATGAAGAATTGGGAGTGGCTGCACTGGTTGCTATTTTTAAAGGGACACCACCAACTGGACTATCAGTTACCGTTGTATCTCTTGATAAGGTTGCTTGATATGCGCCCCCCGGAATAGCCCATGTACCTATATCAAGAGGATATGGATGAACGTTGTTGCTGTAACTTTTTGGATTGCCAGCATCTAAATACAAAACCAAATTGGATGTAGCAATTGAGGGTCCGTAATTTGTACTCATATACCGTATCTCCCGCGAAACGCATTAAATATTTGTTGCATTTCGGCAGTCGATAGTGCCCTGTTATAAATCATTGCCGCGACAATTTTACCTTTCATATATCTGCCTCCAAAATCAGTGCAACCTATGGCTAGATTTTTACTTTGAGTAGCAAGGGGAGTAGCATACGAACTTGAACTGCCTGTGACTGAATTAAATCCAGAAGCATTCCCACAATAAAGTGTCGTATTATTGGCAACACCAGAACCTAATGTGGTCATTCCAACCATATTCCAAGCATTTGCAGTAACAGAGAGATTATTTGGAGTATAATCATTTCCCCAATATGCTGAACTAACATACATTGTTGTTCCACTGGTGTATAAAGACAGTAATCTTGAATCGGAAGAACTTCTATTACCATAAGATAATAGACCGGTATATTGACTTGTAGGACCCGAGGAATCTGGATAGCACCATACTAGCATTGTGCTATTTGAAGTTCCAGATGGTAATGTCACTGTACTTGCTGAAATAAAGTCGCTAGTTCCATTAAAACTAAATGTTCCGTCTGAATTATATGTTAAACTAGATGTGGTAAGAGTATTATTGCCGGTTAAATCTAATATTGCCTGTGTATTAGATCTAGTACCTGCTGCCCAAGGTGACGGATAGGAATTTTTATTCCAGCATAATCCATTTACATATAATACACCGGCAGAAGTGCTATATCCCCAACTAGGGCCGTCGGCAATTATTGCATTGCTATAGTTTTCATTAAATCGAACCACAGTATAATTATAGTGCCAATTACCATCGGCAATAATACTGCTTACGTTATCGATAACAGTAGTATTATAAGCCCTAGACCAATCACTAGTAAAAAAGCTGCCAATACCAAATCCAGTAACTCCAGCAGGAGCTACAGTTTTATACCAATAACTAATAGACCAGTAGTCCCCGGAAGAACCTGTCCAAATACCCCCATAGCTATTTTCCCATCCGTTCCACTGATTACTAGTTCCAGTCTTTATGAACTCCCAAGTTTTAGCCTGGGGTATAGGTGCTGTTAATCCTATTGTGGAACTTACATCATTATTCTGACCATTGACTGTCCAAGGAGTTATTTCGCTACCACTGTTCCACTGAACATTTGTAATGGGAGCACCTTTCCACGACTTTTTTGTATTTGCCATATCATAGGAAAATACCAATCCAGATGTAGCAATTGAGGGTCCGTAATTTGTGCTCATAATCCGTAATATTTTCGGGAGGCTGCAAAATTTTGGGCAATTTCTGCTGCTGATAAAACTTTATTATATATTTGAACTGCTGGAATTTGTCCAGTAAATGACCTAACAGATGCAGCATCTAAATGAAATCCTTTACCAATAACTACATTATTAAATACATTTACAAATCCATTAGGGGTGCTAGCGTTAACTGTTACAGGAACTCCGTTTAAATAGGTATTTGCAGATCCGTTGGTCCAAGTTATAACAGTATTATACCATGTATTTGCCTGAAGACCTGACGATTTCACCACAAAAGTATCAAAAGTATTATTACTACTAGTATTACCACTAACTATCCACCCTAAATTTCCTGAACTGTTTTGTTCTAACCTAGGACCAATATTACCGGTAGTACCGTTATAGCTAAAATTGCAATCAATTGGATTCCTATAATTAGAAACAGATGTTGAATAAAACCATACACTGACTGTAAATTGACTAATCGATCCGGATAATGCACCAACAGTGATATAATCGCTAGACCCATTAAAACTAGGTGTTCCGTCTGTACCGTAGGTAAGACTGTTTACTGTAACAATATTACCGCCTATCTGATCAAAAATTGTCTGGGTATTTGCCCGTGTGGTTGCTATTGATGGCCAATATCTAGGATGAAGGGCGGTATAGTCGCCCGGTGTAATCATAACTTTAGCTACATACAGTCTATTATATCTAGCATACTCATACATCCAGGATCCGGTATTAATTGATGTAGCACTTGCATTTGTGGTAAATTTAGAACGGCTCCAATACCAGTCGTCGCCTAATTGTGTTTCCTGACCGCTGTATCCGCTTACCATATGAACACCGTATTCTGTAATGTATCCGGATGGTCCATATTCATAGTGATACATATAGTTAGGATGAGTATATCTGTTTACACTTTTATATAGTATGGCATAGGTATATAATGTACTACCTGTTACAGGAATGCCAGTGCCATAGCCGTACGGACTTGGGCAACAATTTCCAGATCCGCCATTATAGTCATTGTACATGTCCATGTATGAACAATTTACCGGACCTAATGTGGGAATATAGACCTGTTCGGTTCCTGAAGAAAATTTGTAGTAGGTGGTATTTCCTTGCCCTTGAGGGCTTAATGCTGTAAGCAAATTTTGCATTGCCGGGCCCCGATAACTGTTGATGTTTTTTACATCGTAAGCAAATACGAGACCGTTGATGTTGATAGCGGAACCTGCAGATACACTCATGAAAATCTTCCTGCCAGTGCATTGCTCATACCAGCTATTGTATTGTCATCCAGTCCTGTATTATATACAGCAAACAATGCCAATTGCCCGTCCCAGATAGAACTGTTACCTCCCATTTCGTCGCTGCTGCCTAAATCAGCTGCTGTTGATACTAAATTTATATCACCTGCATATGTTGTATTGTTGATGTAAGCAACCCCATTCATAAAAATTGTTCTATCATATAGCCTGCTTCTAAAGCACCATACTCTAAAATTACGCATGTCTGCAAGACCAAATGTATATGAAGTTCGCTGATCAGAATTACAACATCCGGACTGATCAAAATACATGGTATAATTTGACCACCCTGGATGTAGAAATATACCCCTACCGTAAATATTGCTACCATAGAATTTAAATGCACTGTTTGAATTGTCGGTCTGTGTAGTTGATACCATAAAAATAGTATAGCCTGTTCCGTTGGCTATACCAAAACTATTACTGGCCGGACCAACCGCCCTATTACCATATGTGGATATATAAGATTTTGTACCATTGCTAGTCCAGGTGGGAGGGGTTACCCATGTATAATTTCTACCGTTGCCGGAAATATCTACAAATCTACTTCCTGCATCGTTTAATAAATCGGCAATGGAAGGCTCGTACCCATCTATAATATCTACCCTAGGCTGGAAAAATTGTAATTTACTTGTATTATCGCCACAATAATAATGATAAGTCCTGTGTAGGCCTTGGGTAGCACTAGGATTCCATTTAATATCTCCCGATCCTATATTACATCCTCCTATGTCGCTGATTTTTCCCGAAACTGTATATACACCGGTATCAGGATGTCGACCGGTATAGGTTGTAGCAGATGGGTATACATGTCCTACTACCAAATACCAAACATTCTGGGTCATCCAAGAGATATTCCTACAATCCCAATAGGCATTACCTTCGACGGCTCCATTATCCATTCTCACCGAACCTGCGTTATCATACATTCCAAAATAGAATGTACCACCTGTAGTGGAACTGGTTCGGCGAACCCAGACAGAAAACCTATAAAGTTTTGCTCTATCTATATTGAACCAATCTGTATTCCACCCACCATCTGCCCCACCGTTTCCGGATGGTCGTGTTTCCCATACTATTTTAGAATTATTCCACGGGTCGGTATCGGTCACCCTTGCATTTTCAACAGTGTCGCCGTTCTGATTATATCCAGTGACTCCGCCCGATCCAGCAGTCCAATTTGCCCAGCTCAATATATTAAAACGATTCCTCCAACTTTTTGGATTACTGGCATCTAGCAACAGTTGTAAGTTGGATCTTTGCAGAGCAGGACCAGAATTAGTTGACATTCTACCATTTTCCTAACGGACAGGTTTTAAATTTCATATTTACAATGACAGAAATTGGACAAGCACACTGATTGCAGGTGCCACCACTTACCAAAAGAAATTGATCACAACTGTTACAAATGGATAGTCTATTTTCTTTTGTGCTATTATCAACAAATGTATCTTCCGTAACTATAGATTCATTGCCCAGCATAATATTAAGTATTTTCATATCGGCATCCAAATCTGTGGCTGCAGCAACTACATCAGGATAAACACCTTTTTTGTAATTTTCAATGGCCTGGCTTGCCTTTTCGTAATCTGAATTTTTAAACATAGTTGAAAATATTTACAAATTATTAGATAAAATGTAGACATGACTACCGTTATAAATCAACGGTAGTCTAAACACTCTAAAGAAAATTAATTTGAATATTATTCCGATTCTAGAATTTCTTTAATTCTGGCTATCAAGGTTTCATCGGTCCATACTCCGCGAACAGCAAGGTAAGCATCGTCTTCCCAAACATTTAACGTTCTAGGGATTGGCTGTGCTCCGGGATTATCAAATAATATGGTTGCTTGAACACTATTATGTCTTCCTCTTCCATAATTATTTGGACCAAATTCGGATCTCTCTGGCGAATATCCATAATTTTCCTGTACATCTACAAGATAAAAAGAAGTGGCTGTTACAGCCGCAACTTGAGGAACTACTACAACTGGTTTGCTTAACGATGTTGACATAAAAAACTCCTTTTAAGTTAAGTACTATTATTTATCAATCTTTCTCTGTAACTATAACAGCAACACGGTCAACCCAAATTAATCTTCCATGACAGGCTATGTTCCATTTAGTTTCGCCGTACTCTTGAGTACATTCTGTAAATGTTTCACCAATCAGTCTTACATCGGTTGCCAAATGTTCAATGCCGTTTTCAAAAACTCTCCAAACTAAATCAGATCCATTGTGTTTGGTATTGAACCTAACATGATATTTGTTCATTTTAACCCAAGTTCTTGCCGGATTTTAGTTCCAGAAATACTAGTAATGGATTCGTTAAAAGTTTCCTCACCTGATGTATATCCAACATTACGACCCCACCCAATATGTACTATATTAGGAACTAGTAAAATTTCATACTGTCCTTGATATAATGGATCAAGGTCTCGTTTTATAGAATCTTTAACTTGATTAAAATTAAAAGGATTGCTGTTGTTCCATCCTTGGCAATCTCGAACCATGATACAAACTTGACCAGTTCTCTGTATTAATCTTTCAAAAAGAGCACGATGACCGGCATGCCAAGGCTGCCATCTGCCTAATTGTTCGACAGTTTCTTTTTGCCAATCAAATGTTGGGCGGCGTTTATTAGAAAGAATATGGCTTCCTATAAACTCTGCCCATTTTTCACAGTTTTGTTCGGTGATTCTAAAATCATAAACATCTGGAGGAACAAATGCCTTGTTGGTATCTTCGTAACGACCGGCATCAATAGTGTCCATCCATATGACCCAATCTGCTTTGAAATTATGACGCATTTCAGGAAGTGGAGCTACAAAATCACAAATGACAAAATCTCCAGTACACTCTAAAGCAAATCTAGCCATTCGAATACTTTGTCTGATTCGACCTTCCTTGCTAAAATCCCAATCGTTATACTTTTGTCGAACGTCATCGGCATTGAACCAATCTACACTCACTTTCAACATGTCAGGACTAGGAATACCCTCATAGTTTAATAATCTACCCGGGTTTACTTTGTATAAATCTCCATTTTCCTCGAGATAAGTTTTAAGAGCCTTTGCTAGATATGTCTTACCTGCACCGGGTAGACCCATAATTAAAATTTTCTGTGGCATAATTACTCCTTATTCATATAATGATTTAATATTGTTGTCTGTTTTGCTGACTTCGACAACAGCTTCTTTTGTTTCAGCCACAACAGAGGTAGATTGATTAGTGTTTAATCTATCATTTATCACCTGAATTAAATCTACTGCATAAACATGCTGGTTAGAATATGCACAAGATGTTTTGGCATTTAGCCAAATGTCGTATCCAAGATCTTTAATTTTATCACATAACACAATCGAATCACTAAAAGATTTACCATCTTTTATCTTGTATTCAAAGACATTTTTAATTTCATTCCCGGTATTGTTGGTAATTGATATGTTGGTATCTAATAATTCCTCAATAACTTCTTTACTGAGTTTTAAAAACCCTGTGCTGGCATAATTTACTTTGAAAAAATCTTCTTTATTTTTTTCAATGTTATCAAAATTCATATCTAGATCAAAAACAATATTTTGAACTACTTTTTTAACCACTGGCAATCCCACAACATTTTCTGGACTAAGAATTGTTTCTAAAAAAGAATTGGCATCCCATGCTAGATTTTCATCAATGAACACCGCACATTTATAATCAAAATCTCTTAATGTATTCAACAATTCGTTTTTTGCCATTGGCGGATTGGCCATGTGCCCAATAAAAGATGTGAATACTCTGATTCCATATCTCATACAGAGTCTAACGGTATTAGATAAACTATTGGCATATAGTGCCGATACAGAATTATTTTCTGTATAGGTTAAAATAACTACATCAACAAATTTTTGATTCTCAAAATTAGTCGGTAATGACTCGGCAATTGAGTCCTCGGAAGTACCCAACGGATTATTGAGTGTTTTATTATTTTTCATCGTAATTGTTCCTTATAGATATTTTTAAATGTTTTTAAATAATCAAGCCCGGTGGAATTGATTTTACTGACATGATTCGTTGGTTGATTTTTAATATAGTTTTCGTACCATTTTAAAAAATCTCCTTTGTATTTTTTTCCACCGTAATGATTACAGGTAATTTGTGGATCTAAATATATCTTAAATTTTCCTTCTTCACGAAGCCTGTTACATACATATATATCTTCGCTTACCAATGAGGTGTTTTTAATCTGAATATTAAAGATGGCTTTTCTGTGTTTTATATTATCGGTTGGCGCTTCGGGCATTTCGGTA